ATTAGCGTATCTTGCCATTTACTATTCGGTAGTTACTGACTTCGAATTCGCCTGAATCTAATACCTTGACATGGGCAAAGCCATGATGGTGCTTGTTGATGGGCATGTAGTCAGGATGCAATTCACACAAACAGGCAACAGACCAGCACGTTGTTATCTTGCCATTGATGTTTGGCTCTGTGTGTTCGCTTGCCTGATGATGATGACCACACAATGCACTGTCTTTTGCACGCAGGAATAGACCACGTGCGATGTTGACCGGGCTGAATACAGATGCGCCCAATTCATGACCGTGTAGAATTGTAAGCTTACCTGCGTGAATAATCTGCTTATCTGGTATAAAAGTGATGTTGTACTTATCCAAATGCATCAATGATTCAAAGTTGAATTCATCCATACCCAAAAGGTCAGGTGCATTGCGCATGATATAGTGATCATAACGCACATCGTGGTTACCACACTTGTAATAAATAGCAGCATTCGGGAATAGTTTGCGCAACGTGCCTAAAAATTGGCGTGTCATTAGCACTTCATGCCCAAAGTTGCGTTTACGTGGATCCTTCTCAAAACGACTGATAGCATAGAAGTCTATGATGTCACCATTGAGCAGAATGGTATTGACTTCGTTATCTAAACCATACTTAAGTGCCAGCGTTAAAGCTTGTATGTTGTGATACGGCACGTGAATATCCGACAGCAGCAGTATGTTGTTATGGTTTATCGGAAGCTTGTAAGGTTTGTAGTTTGATTCCTGCGATGGTGGCAGGTCAAGCGGATTCGCTTCCTGTGGTATCAACTCATTCATCATGTTGGTGAAGTCACCTAAATGATTGTCTAACTTGTTTAGCTGGCTAACAGGCTTACTTTCTGTTGTATTGAGGTTTACAACCCACCTGCGATACGTTTTCTCAAGTGAATCCAGCGTCATGTCTAGTTTGTACTTCTCAATCACTGCGCGAACGCGATGAGCAAGGTAACCTGTTCCATCATGTATCTCACGATGGTACTTTTCACGACCTATTTTATCCATACTGGTTGTTATTTAGCCTTCAAATAGCCGTTCAATTCAGCAAGTGATGTGCTGATTTGCGCTATGTGTGATTGAATTGAATCAATCTTCCCTTCCAGCTTAGCATTCTTTGAATTCAACTCAGTCTTTTGCTCCTTCATTGCATCGTTAATCATTTCAATTTCTCTTTTGTGGAAGGTTTCAATGCTGCGCATCTGCCCGGCTACCTTGTCAACACTGCGCTTCAAAGCGAAATAAAGCGATGCAAGTGATACGCTTGCACCTATTAAAGTAATTAAATCACGTAGTTCGAATTCCATAGCTATAGTATTGCAAAATATATAGTAGAAAAAGCTAGTGCTGTGATACCTAATGTGAGTGCTGTGTTGGTAATTATTAACCGTCTATTGCTTTTTTTTAGCTTATTAATCTCCGCATCTTTCTCCGCATTTATAGCCTTTTCAATGCTTTGCTTATTCTTGTAGATTTCCGCTAATGTTTCATAACTCGTTGCCTGAATGCCTGTAATCTTTGCGTAGTATGTAACCTTTAGCCGTTCCATTTGGTATAAGCTGTCGATGTCAAATGCAGTCCGATACCAATACATCATGCTATTGAAGTTGAGATTGAAAAGCTGCTGATCGTAGGTTGTAAGTTCGGGTGTAAAATCCTGCTTTAAGTAGGCTGTCCGATTTTTTGAGGGTTGACCGATACTGATTAGTGGCGTTAGTAGGAGAAGCAGAAAGGATATTATAAGTTTCATTGCGGTAGATTTCATTTGTGATTTGTTGGCGTTCTATGATTGTGTCCTGATGGATTTGCAAGCTGTCAATTTTCAAGAATAGACTGTCCGTTTTAGCGTTATTAGTTTCAATAATTTGATAGAGTGAATCATTGATGTCCTGTAACCTTTTTACAGCAGGATTTGTTACGGGCTTATTGCAGCTACGCACGCTGAACACGATAGCCAGCGCGATAATTACAACAGCTACTGCGATAACTAGCTTTGTGTTTTTCCCCATCGCGTTATGTGTAGATTTTTAGTTAGTGGGCGTATCTTGTAATACACTCCATCGCGCGACCTTGAATCGCGCATGCCCTGTTCATTTGTGTTGCCTTCAATGGTGCGCACTGAATGCTTGCCTATCCGATCCACGATGCCAGTGTGACCTATACCCTTGAATCTTTTGCGCCTGAATTCGGAATAACTTAACGTCATTACCAGCACATCCTTATCGCTATACGATTGCTTGAATTTACCATCGGTAAATATTACATCGCGCTGGTTGTATGCAGTAGGTGACCAGCCTGTGATTGTATTAGAAACGCCACACTCATTGAGCATAGCCATGACAAAGAAGGAACACCATGCGTAACCGGGTATCCAGCCTTCCTGCTTCATCAATACTTGCAAAGCAGCATCGTTAAAACCTTTGTTATTGCCGCCCTTTTCCTTTACACCTACAAATGATGAAGCTGTTACCCTTACGCAGTAGCCGTCATCAGCAAGTGAAGTACAAACAGGAATGCAGCAAAGTAGAATGCATATAAGAGCAGGTATAAGACAACCTTTTGCCATGTGGTTAGATAGGTGTTTAGTTCATACTTAATTTCTTTGCTATAAACTTCGCGTTGCAATGCCCTAAAATTTAAACGGATTCCCAAAAACGTAATGAAGTTGGCAAATACCATGATGAGTGAAGCTAGCACGATGTATTGCACGTATTCGGTAGATATGAGCGCATCGCCAAAGTATTCTGCACTCAATGTACCTGCAATGATAAACAGCGCAAATGCTACCGGTATTGACCACAAGCCATCGAACAGCTGAAGGTTGTATCGAATCAACTTGTAAGTAATACTTGACTGTTCACTTTTTGGTTTTGTCTGCTTCTTTGTTGACATTGCTTCTTAATTTAAGTGACAGCTCACGCTCATACTTGCGCAAACGTTCGGTGTATTCTTGCTTCAGTGTTTTTTTATCACTCATGGTATACGATTAAGGATGTTACGTGAGTAAGTAGGGCGAAAGCTGGTTGCTGTATTGCCCGATGAAAACTGATAGTTCAGCGTGTTGGTCACGTCTGTACGTGGTGAACGGTCAGGCCACTGCGCTGTTGAGTATTCAGGGAATAAACTGCTATTCGCACACAAGTAATCGACTAATAAAGTGGTATAGTGCTCCGCGTTTTGGCGTGCCCGGTCAATCATATCCTTCATGACCAAATCCGAAACAGGCACAGTGTCTTCACTTTGACGTTGAACCAGCGTGCCGTTATCCATGCGATAGCATAGATTGGGTGTAACATCCACCATAACCCACCACAGCAGCATCTTTTGGATGTAATCTTCCAGCAGTGTTTCGTAGTTACCGCTAATCGTACCTGCGGCAACATCGTTTTTAATCTTATTCAAAAGGTCAGTTCCCAAAAAGGGAAGTAGCCATTTGTCCTGTGCTAAATAGATTGATGGGTAAAGAAGGTTTGGATCTAAACTACCGTTGATGGTAGTGTACTTCTTCACGTAGTTTTCGGATATTAGTAATACTTCAGCCATAGTTTTGTTTATTTATCTCCGTATATAGGATTGGTTGATAGGAAGCCATTGTTATCTTGGTCAATAGGCAATTTTGCTACACGTCTATCATTACGGACCTTATACCCCATGCGTTCAGCCATGCTTACGGCTATACGTGTTGCGTCAGGGTCATTGGGGTTAATCTTTGCACCGCTTGCATCTACATATACGCGCTTCTCCCAAAAATGCTTGCAGTTTCCACCGCCTTTATAGAACCAAATATCATAAGTAGCTGCGCCTTCAGGTCCCCATCCGGGATTGACTGCTACATTCTCCATCGAAACTATATCTTCTTTGCGGTAAAGCTTGCCTGCTTCTATCATTTTCTTGCAGAATGGGCGCATATTATCATGCCTAAAGTCACCTGCGTAAACGTAACGAGTAATAAAGTATTTGCCATCGATAATAGCATCTTGTTCACTCTTTGCAGCTGGCCTAGCAGCACCTGTACGCACCGCAAACTCATGCTCAATTTCTTCATCTGCGTTGTAACTGTCTATAAGTATCCAATCCTCACTAGCATCTTCACCTAATGCTATTAGCGCATCGCCTGCTGTGCTGTCATCTTTTTTTTTTAACTCAACACTTGATTGAATCACTTCCGTAGGCAGCAATGAACCGGGTAAAACATCGGCAAAGATTGCATCGATAGTAGCGGCTGGCAATGTTGGGAATGCAGCTTGCACGATTGCCTTTGCACTGCTCACAGGAACAGCACCTGCTGCACTTTGCATGACGATGTCTATAAGTGAAGTAATCTGCGCACCATTTAAAGCAGTAGCAGCCACATCGGTAGTAGTTCCACCTGTTACATCCACAACAGCTTCAGCCTGTTCAACAGCAAGTGGTGTGTTTGGTATAATCTCAAAGGTTACACCGGGCATTTGATTGCTAAGCAATTCTTCTAAGCTGTAATTAATCTTTGCCTGATACGGCTCAATTACTTGTTTGTTGTATATCTCCAAACCGACAGCCATTTCATCTTTGTTGCTACCGAATCCAGTGTTTTCACGAATACCGAAAAGAAGCGGAGTAGTAACACGATGCGCAGTAATAATCTTTTGCTGCGCTGTATCATTCATCAATGCATACTGCTTGTCTGCATCGTTTACAGGGAATGGTGTTATCTCGGTCTTAGGTTGATCACGTTCGTTGAAGAACATAACCACCTTGCCAGCGTTACGTGCTCCCGACATCTTATTCTCCCAGTCCATCATCATTTGCTGCTTCTGTTCAGGTGTTGCCTGACCATTGTAGAAGTTGATGATAGTTGAAGGGAATAGACCGTTTGAAATTTGGTTGATGTGGAATATAGATATCTGCTTATCTAATTCGATGTAGTTAATCGCGCTCCAATAGTCAGGACGTGGATAGACATCGCTACCGGTGTAAGTGAAGCAATAATAGATTTGACGTGGCTCTTGCTCACGTGTCAAATAATTGTACTTCGGTATGAATTCGGGAGTGTTTCTTTTCTTACGTGTGTTAGTCCAATCGTAGCTGTGAAAAATTCCTATTTCGGTATCGTCCTCTTGATTCACTGCGATGCGGCATTCTTCAAATGGTATCGCATTTAGCTTGGATATAACCGTTCTGTCATTGCTCCAAATGACTTCAATATAAAACCCACCAAACAACTTTAAGTCGTGCGCACATGCATAGGTTAAGCGATCTATGTTTAATGCATCTAATTCGGCTTGGTATTGCTCCGATTGAATACCCTTGCCAGCTATCATGTCACCAATGGCAACTACCAATGAACCATGCACAGGTGATTCGTGCGCCAAATCGCGCAGGTATTGCGGAAAATCGTTTTGATCTCCGTAATTAACCCATCCCTTTCTGTCTACCTTTTCTGCATCGCTCTTAGCAACATACTCGCTAAGCTTCAAAGAAACTATATTTGATTCGTTATGGTTCATAGATTATATCATTTGGAATAGTTATGGCTGGCACATCAAACCAACTTGTATTGTCTTTTAAAACAGCATAGCCGCGTTTCAACAAACCAACTACACTTGCATTATTTGGATTAAGGTTGGCTCCTGAATTTTGACCATAGACATCATAGCGATATCTACCTGCTAGCGTTAGTCTATCTGTTGTAATCAATAATTCTGTTATACGCACATTCTCATTCACGATTTGCGCTACCTGTGCAAGCTTATCTCCGGTTGTGCTATTTTCCTCGTGTGTCAAAATAAACAAGTAGTGCGTGAATGGTGTGGCAAAATACTGCCTTGTTTCATCTAGCTGTAAGTAGATGGTTTGTACAGGTGTATCGGTCTGTAAATATATCATAGTCTTTTTAAATTAAAAGGGCAAGTCATAAATAACCTGCCCTTTTCTCAATACAACAAGAACACAAAAACGGAAAACAAATTCTTAGTAGGCAGGATTTACAACGATACCCGTGAAGTTTTGAAATGGTGTTTCATTTGCAGCATATGGTTCCAAGTGACTTGCAGGAACAAGGTTCTCTGCAATCAAAGTAACTTGGTAACCCATCAAATCAGCTTTTTGCTGTCCTGATTGAACAGTACCTGCAGTAAGCTGGGCTCCTTCAGTGCTTCCAACCAAAAGTATTTGATCGTCATTAGTACGAACAAACACAATCATTTTTGCTTTGGCAACATTTAAAAACTCGTTGCGCATTTCTTGGTTCAACTTACCGAAAGTCCATCCAACTTCCTGCGAGAAAAACAGTGTACCTGTTTCCAAATTCTTTTGCACCGTTTCAATGTACGAACCCGAATTGCGGAATGGAACATAACGATAGATTGTTACAGGTGCAGGTACTGTTCCGGGCAAGCCAGTCACAAAACCATCACCATCAAAGGTTACGCCCGACATGAAATCACTACCATCTGCTAGCTGGTAGTTAGTAATAAGAACCTCTTTAACCCCACCGATACCTTCGAGGCACCCTAATGTGAAGCCGGTTGTCAATTCACAAGCCATATTATTATTTTTTTAATTGGTTAAAAGGGGGCTGTTACACCCCCTTCTTAATTTATTGATTATGCACCCCAGTAGGTGATGTCCTCACCAACTGCAATCTGTGCACCCAAGTAGAAACGTGCACCGTAGCGAACGTTCTGTGAACCATCAAGATTCTGCATGTCCAAAATGAACACTTCGTTCATTTGGTTTTCCTGCCAAGTACCCATCATAAGGTTGCTCTTTTGTGAGAACACGATGTTATCAGCAGCCATACCTGGACAAACGTAGATTTCGTACATACCTACGAAACGCTTAGCTACTTCAGGACCACCGGTCAAGTACCAACCGTTACCATCAGCAATCTGCGCTTGCATGTAAGCTTCCCATGCAGCCTGTCCCATGTACAAAGCTGGCTTTTCAGCAGCACCTTTAACAGCTGCAGGAGCAGTATTGATGATGTCCCAAATGGTAGCAATAATGTTTGTTGAATCAAGTGCACCTGAACCAGCAGATACAGCACCTGAACCACCTGCCTTGATCAAAGTCAAGAAACCATCGTATTGACCAGCGGTGGCATTAACACCATTCCACATGATAGATTCGTTAGCAGCAGCGATACCACCTACCAAACGCTCAATGATAGCATCTTGGATTTGAGTGTTTACGCGACCGCTCATAACGTCAGCAGTTGACCAGTCTGTGAAGAAATCCTTCTTACAGATTTGGCGCTGAACTTGGAATTCTTCCAAAGTCAAAATGCGCTCGGTCAAAGTGATTGTTCCGGTTGGAGTGAAATCACATGTGCCAGCGGCAAATGATACGGTGTCATCAATTTTACGTACTACTGATTTGTAAGGTACGTTTGGCTTCATTGTTACATATCCTGCAGATACGTTCGACAACAAAGCTTTTGCTACGATTTCACCAGCTAATTCACCTGCATAGGTGGTGGTGAGTGAAGTTGTTGTTGGCATACTAAATTTAAATTATGAGGTGAATTAATTTACTTTTTTGAACGGATGCTTTCCATGAAGTCGCTGAATGAATGACCATTCGATGCAACAACAGGTGCAGCGTTTTTCTTAAACTCTTGTGATTTAACAGAAGGTACAGCAGGTGCTTTCTTAACTGAAGCGAGTTCAGCTCTTACACTTGCAGTTTCATTCTTAGCAGATTCTACTGCTGCAGCTAATTCAGTCTTTTCAGTTTCAAGTGCAGCAATACGCTCCGACAAATTACCGATAACAGCTACGAGATCTTCGCTGCTCATTTCAGTAGATTGTTCTTCGCGTTCGATTTCGGCAATAAGACCATCTTCGCCTACGACTACTTTGGTCACGCCATCTTCAAGGAGGTATTCGCCTGCAGGAACCGGCACCGGGTTTCCTTCAGCATCTTGAGTGTAGATGTCCACACCTACTACCCACTCATCAGCGGTAGAATAGATTTTAGTACCATCATTCAAAGTGCCTTCTACTGCAAACTTTACTTCTGTTGCAGCAGCTTCTTCTTCGAACTTGATACCAACTGTTGAAGGATCAATGCCATATTTGCTGAATACGGATTTGATTTGTTCTTTAATGTTCGACATGTTTGGATATTTGGGTATAGTAGCAAAAACACCATTTTGTTACATGCACCCACATGCCTTATCTTAGCAGTATAAATAAATACCCATATTATGAAAACAAACCCTGAGTTTATGACGAAGAAGATTTCAGTTCGTCTAACTGAAAAGCAGTACAAGGCTGTGATGAAAAACGCGAAAGCAAGCAAGATGACAATAGCTGAATACTCGCGTGCATGCATGCTGTAAAAAAAAAAGAAGGGGCTCGTTTGCCCCTGCTTTTAATCTAAAACCTAAATCTCTTAGAACACTATAACCAAGATTTGGCAAATATATACAAAAATTATTTACCCAAACCTGCAAGAATTTGGTCTAATTCTAAAACCAATTCTGCTTCGTAGTTCTTCACCCCACTCATAGCTACACCGACTTCATTAAAAAAGCCTTCGATGCTGTAGCCTTTCACCTTTCCTTCCTTCACATCATTCCACACATGGTCTTCATCGACTTTAGTTCCGATGAACCATGTACCATCCGGTAGTTCAGGCAATCCAAGTTGGATGCTCTTATCATTCTTGCCTTCCTTCAGCCATGATTCGACTACTGTTACACCTGTTACAGGTATCTCATGCTGCAAATTGGTGGTGTGTTGGAGATTCTTTTTGAAGAACTGATGCGCGATTGCCTGTACTGTTGACTTTTCAAAGTATACATAGTATGGCTCGCCTTTTTCATCATAGCGCAATATCTCCTTATCCGGTATCAATGCAGGTCCATATAGCATTCTACGTTCGTCATCTACTTTGGCAAACTGAATCTTGCTTAATGCAATCCAATTTTCTTCGATTGCTGGCATGTCTACTAACCCCATTGCGGTAATACCTAAACGACCTTCTTCGTCAATTACACACTTAACTACTTTTCTTTTTTCCATGATTTAAATATATATTGTTTTATCCTATACGTGCTAAGTCTTCTACGTTCTCGCGTACTTCTTGCTGACTTGATACATCACCTGCCAACACATACGCACGTGGTAAGTATTGATCAGGGCGATTTGTAACGAACTGCGCAGCAAATGGATTGAATTGGGCAGGTTCTGGACTACCACCACCACCCCCACCAAATGAAGGTGGAGTGCTATTGTTGCCCGGTGTTGAACCACTGCCTTGAAACTGTTGTGATGCGATGGTTGCAACATTGGCAAGACCAGCAGCAACCGCAACACCTGCAGCTACAAATGGCGCACCCGGAAAGGCAACAGTGATTGGGTTCTTTGCTGTGCTGTTAAAGATTGAGTTAGCAGATTCGTAAGTGCTAATGGTTGCCTGTGCTATACTGATTGCCTTTTGCACCTTAAATGCTGCCTTTGCAGTCTTTTCATTATTTTTACCAAATGCTGAAGTGATAGCAGCTATACCATCCAGCGTTTGCTTTGCAAAATCTAACTTTTGCATCTGCGCATTTTTTTCAATTTGCGCAACTTCATCCGCATTCATCTGTGCAATAATTGCAAGCTGTTCAGCATTGCCTTTAGCAGCATCGCGCAAGGCTGCATACTTCGCATCAGCCATTGCAATCTCTTTATCTACACCTTCCTGCATTAACTGAATACTGAAATCCTGTGCGTTTCGCTGTGCTTCTAATTCAGCATCAAAATCACTTATACCACTTTTCGCACTATCCGGTTGTGTTTGGTCAGCTTCAATTTGTGCTTTTAACTTTTGGCTTTGCTCATATATTTTACCCCTGAGTGCAGATAAACGCTGACCTGCTTCCTCTAGTCTGCGCAGTCTATCTTCTTCGCGTTTTTGCGCATCGTCTTGCGCTTTTTGGTCTGCTTCAGTGATTGATTTATTTATATCAGTCAATACTTTTTCAAATGCAGCATTTTCTTTAATAGCAGCATCTAAACGTTGTTGCTGGTATTCATCTAACTTACCACCACGCTCAACAATTAGATTGAACTCATTAATCAAATTTTCATTTAATACTTTAACTTGATCGCTGTATTCTTTAAACTTTTCACGCGCTTGTTTTAAGTTACCTCCTGAAGCTTGTAGGATTTGTTGACTTTTTTTCTCGACATCACTACCTACAGTATTCGCATATTCCTTTACATTATCTAACGCTTCCTTATTTTGTTGCTTAATTTTTTCGGCTTGCTCGGCTGCTTTAGTATTCGTTAATCCTATCGCATCGGATAACGCAAGCAAACTATCCTTAAGAAATGTAACAGAATCGGATATTCCTGTAAAGAAATTACCCAATGCACCGCCCGAATTTTTAAGTGCCTCAAAGTTTGAAATGATTCCTACTAAAACAGTTCCAAGTAAGAAAATAGGATTAGTCAATAATGCTTTACCTAAAGTGCCCAGCGTAGAAGTCAAACCTTTTATACCTTCGCTTACATCTTTTAGTTTTAAATCACTTGCATTTTGAGCAAATAGTTTAGCACCTTCAGCTGCACCTGTAAAATCTAAATTGAGCAAGCGACCAGTTACTAATCCAAGTGAATTGCCTACACGCTCAAATGCTCCACCTGCTTGCGTACCTATTGCCTCCGATGCATCACTAATTTTATCCTTAAGTTCAGATGCTGCTTGTGATAGTTTAACGTATTTATCAGTCTGTGGATCAGTATTAGCAAGCTGCTGATTTAATTCTCGCAGCTGTGCCTTAAGCGATTTGCCAGCGTTGTCTGCGCTATCAATAGCACTACCAAGTGCATTTAATTTTTGTTCACTTGATCCTGTGTCAATTTGAAAGGTCCTTACAATAGGTTCAGCCATTAGTAGATGAGTTTATAGATTAAAAAAATAACACTTAGTCCTAGCAAGATGCGCCATGTATACAGCGTAACATACCATAACACGCGCTGCCATTTGCGCAATGAATAGTTATGTTCCTTCTTTGTTGCGATTCCTAGCTGGATATAGCGCATTGAGTTTTTGATTGAATCCATTTTATGTTGTTTTTGATTGTTGGTATTGAAGTGATGAAGTGATGAAGAACGCATCGGGATAAGTGCCACCTGTGAATGTGACGTTTATGCGATGTTCATCGGTGTTGGTTGCAGTATCGATTCCAAATGTGAACACGTTTGCACCGACTGCACCTATTGTGCTTAATGTAGTGATTGCACTGGCAATGGCAACACCACCTACCTTTTCAAGTGTAAAGTGATGCAATGAAGTTTCACTTGCACCTGTTGCATCTTTAATGGTTACATTCCAAAAGCAACTCCATAGCGTATCATCGGGCATTTCAATATATTCATTTGCCACACCTTCAATGTATAAATTTGCAACCTGTCCTGATGTTGTAATAGTTGGCAATCGTTGCAGCACAAAGATTCCAAATTGTGCCCATCCGTAATAAGGTGCAGTGCTTAAACCATTGCGATAACCACCGCCTACATGCAAGCCCGGTAGATTGGCCACAACGTTTCGACCTAATAGGTTACTACCGCGCACACTTTTAGTCAAGGACAAATCTTGTCCAACCATTAACACAGCACTATTGCCCGGTACTATTGAAAGTTTAGTACCATTTGCTATTGAAAGCGGTGCATTTGATAATGCTTGAAGTGCTGGGTTGTTAATTTGTGCTGTTTGATTTGAAACGATTGAATTGCGGAATTGACCACCGTTGTTAAATGCCCAGCACACACCATTGATTTCATCCCAAAAATAGCCGTATCGTGAACAGCAATCTTCATTTGGTTCTACCGCTTCACCTCCACTTTCAAATTCAACCTCACCATTTGCAGTAACACCTACCGGAGTAGATGAACAGTCGTTTATTTGGTCAAGATACTTTATCAACTTGACTTTTGTGCTTTCCTGTAATCCTACTTTGTAGTCGCTGATTTCAAGTATGCGCCAATAACTGTCTTGAATCCAAACTTTATCAGCAAATGAGAACGTCAATATATCCTTCAGGTCAAGCGCAAAGAATGCTTCCATTATTCTACCTTCTGGCGAATAAATTTCATTCATGTAGTTGCGCCAATAAAGATTGAATAAGTTGTTGTACGGATTAGAACTAACGGTTACAACATGCGGTGGTGTTTCAGGTGCCCAATTCAAATCGTAATCGTCAACATTTGGATAAGCTGCACTATAATGGTTTAAGATGGGAACCACAACTTCTACTGCACTACCGCTTACTTCATTAAATAAACTTACTGTAAGTCCTGCGGCATTATATAACGCACGCGGTCCCGGTGCAACAAATTCTAACTGCTCGTTATAAAAGCACTGTATTGGTGCGCCTGTTCCGGGTATGAGTGCCGCAGGTGCGCTGCGTGTTACAAGTGTAATCTTTTGATCACCTATTGCAAAGTCACTAGGTGCAGTCGATGGATTAATTGTGTAACCTTCTTGCTTGAAGTCACCATAAACGCGGTTGGCATCTTTGTAAAGCTTGCTGTAAGCATCTTCACCTGCTGTATATGTAAATTGAAACGTTGCCTTTTGAATATCGACAGTGCTGCTTGTCATTACATCCTTTGATACGTCAAGTTTGCCTGTCCAATCTACCACATCGCCTGTGCCTAAATAGTTATTTTGCGGAATGATTCCGATTTGATTTGGCACGATGCGACTAGGAATAATTGCACAGTTATGCATCTTAATGACATCATTCACGAAATCGATTTGACGCATGTCCGGTGCGTTCAATGAATACGAAATAGTTTGACCTACTGTAATATCCGCAGAATTGATTTCAATATACGATGTGTTTGTTGTGCCATCACCTGCAAGACCATACACATCCGCAGTGCCATTTTCAAATAAATCAACAGGTGTCCAACTTAAATTACCATTGACTAAACTGCCAATAGCAATCGCTTGAAAACTTTCATATTCGAATAGTACGGTATCACCGATTTCTAAACTAAGATTAAATGTTTGATCAAACAGACCAGTTTGCGGTACCGCTGCACCTTGATTACTGAAAAAATATCCCCAATAGGCAGAATCTAGACTGTCATTTATATAAACGTTTAATTTAATTATGATGTAATTGGTTCCTGCAACACCAGTAGCTGTACTGAAAAACTGACGAACACGAAAAGTAAAAGTGCCAACAGCTGAAGCCGTATAAATACCAGTCACCGCATCAAAGTCACCATTGTTATCAAACAACTCGACCATGTTTGTATAACTAGAATCCGGATTCATAAAATCATTATCCACTAAAAAAGAATCATCCGGATAAGCCGCAAAGAAGTATTGATTACTACCACCTTCATTTTGTAATTGTGGTGTGTTGCAAAATGGCATCCAGTAATCATTGAGAATGTTCTCAAGTGACGAAGCAACAAGTTCAAAGCCCGCTTCAGTTACGATGTTACGCAATAGAAACCACCAACTAACAGCAGGCGTTAAATCTGCAGGAAAAATTGGTGCATTTGGGTTTAATATTGGCCGTGAACCTGTGCTGCCATCATTGCTCCACTTTTGCCCACGATCACACAAAGCCCAAATGCGGTCTGCTGTTTCTGTTATCACATTACTAGCAGTCACTGGTTCATTCAAATCCGCAAGTGCGGCAATATCGCTTAGCTTCTTTTCGCCAATGGTGCGAACAAGGTCAGGTGTTTCAGCATAGAAAGCTACTTCGACTTCGCTCAACCGATTCATCTGTTTGTACACCTTGCGTACACGCAAGTAACCTGTGGCAATCGGTAGGGTATCTACGCGGATTTCAGCAGGCAGTTTGTAGAAGAAATAGTTTTCCGCACCTTGCTCTACGTTGTTATCGAATAATGCGCCTAATGCTTCCTTATTAGTTTCGCTAAATGGGATGCGGAATTCACGACTAAATGCACCTTGCGCTGTGAAGTTGGATAAGTCCTGAAACTTCCAATTCTGTGATATGCTTTCGTTTTCGTATAGGTCAAGATATGTGTCTGCAACGATTAAAGTATAGACATAAATAGTATTTCCCAAAGTCACATTAGAAGTGAATGGTTGGTCTACTGTCACTTCACCTGTTACTGTATCATATCCTGTAACATAACGTGTGAATAAAACAACAATAGGTGAAACCGAATCATCTACAATTTCAATCTTACTTCCAATAGTATATATATCAATCTGTGCTGGTGAAGCAAAGAAAAAACTATCGCCTGATACAATAGCTACAGGCAATGCTTCCAATAGCGTTGGACTATTTGGAAGCTGTTCGCTTCTTACTATTAATTGTACTTCTCCGTTCATGTTATGTCCAATATTCGTTTGCCATTCTTACTTTCAAAGACAGATTGTACAGTTTGCCGTCACGTGTCTTGCGTTCGGTATAGGTTGTGTCATCTAAATTGACAGGCAACGCAATGTTTTCACCGTTGCGCTTTGTTATCCATACAACCTGATTGCTCACAAGCAACGAGCGAAGGAATAGAAATTCACCTTCCTGAATGTAGTCGCTTGTTACTGTTAAGACTTGCTGAACTAAGTTTCTACGTTCCAACAATCCGCGATCATCTTTGCTGAACACGCTTGTTGTACTATTGAACAACACTTTTCTGTACTTCTTGCGCTCAATCTCATCGTTCATCTCCGACTTCTTTATGAAGTTGAAGTAATCCCATCCACCGCGACTATTAACCCATCCCAAACGAATCACATCATTGTGACAATCCTTCTGTCCATATTTAGCAGCATTGTAGAAGCGATACTTCACACTTGACTGCGTGGTACCTGTTCGCGCAAATACCTCATAATAACGCCAACCGGGATTGTCTACTTCATTTGGTTTGACTGTTAAACCTGCCCAATCATTTAAATTAGCTGGATAAACAGGTAAAGCTTCGATATCATAGCCATTCAATGATAGTGTATCGTTGATTATTGTACCGTTTGCTTTAATCAAATTGATGCGCACGTTGTCTACAAGGTTATTGAACATGTAGGTTGCGTTACCCGGTATGCTCAATGTTCCATAGTCCGTTTCATATGAAGGAATCCAAATAATGTTTTGCGCTGTTGGGTTGCCTGCTCCCCAAGTTGGTGCTAAATACCATGAATGCGTTCCGAACTTTCGGTCGCTCATTGCGTAGTTAAAGCTAACTTCAAGCACATACTTAATGTCATCAACACCAACTTCAGGATTTGGTTTGTAGCCATCGAACACTTGATAGGCTGCATTGATTACGATGCGACCAATCATGGTTACTTCGCTGCCTTCATTCTCTGTTAGCACACCATCAACCAACCACCATTCAGTAATGGCTGCGCTCAGCGAATACTTGCTTAAATCGTCTATCGTGTCATCACTTCCAAAATGGTACTGCTGGTTGCGCAAATCGTCAACAAGTGGCGCAATGTCAAAGTACATGTTATCATCCGGAGCAGGTGACAAATAGAACGTGTATGTCTTAGCATCAACAGTTATATTTAAGCCATAGCGAAAACCTTGCTGCGCTACTTCTGTGCTCGATGCAATGAGCATAATCTTTTGACCACGCACTACCCAGTTGAAGGGTTCATCTACGATTGTTAATGCCATCTATCTTTTGTTTAAGAGTAATCTATTTTCTATGTCTTTAATGTAAGCATTCATTAGCTTATCCTTGTATTCGTCCCATGTATCGTCTATTGCTTCCTGATAATAGTTGATGCCTTGAATACCTTTTGCACCTATGCTTTTTGATATGGCAATAGCCGCACTTTTGATTGCGCTTTCAGTGGACTTAATAAATGCGCCCTGTTTGTTGCGAAGCTTTAGTGGTTTCATTCGAATCCATTTCATGATGTCTTCGTATGGTGGGCGTTTCGTTGGATCACCCGGATAAGGTTTGCGTCCGAATTCGATAACGTCCGCATACTTACCAGCATCGCCTTTGACAGTGAAGTCAATGGTTGGTTTGCCGTAGCGAATTCGCAGCTTGTAATTCAAAGAGCGAAGCAAGTTACCCGATGAAACGCGATTCACAATCTTGCCACGCACGCGACGTTTGATGCGCAGGTTAGATTGCGCACGCTCGATGACCGTTGCGGCATATTCATTCAATATATCTTCGAATTCACTTGCCATTATGCAAGAGTGAGATTAAGTTGAGTTGCCGCAATAATATATGCTTCATTGTTTGAATCACCACTACCGCCCCAATCCAAATAGGTTTGACCTTCAATAAGTATTTGCCCTTCGTAAATGGTCACACCATCAACATCGCACAAGGCGTATTGAAAAACAGCCCGTGTTTCAAGGTCATCGTAGCTAATGTAAAGTCGGATGCAAACGGCTGTTTTAGTTTCGCCATCGCTCCAAATGTCTAAAGGTTGTATATTTCTCATAGTTGTTCAATTATAAATGATACTGAAACGATTGTCGCGCTAACGTTTGTGTGGTTGTTCACTAATCTAAAAACTAATTTGTCGCCTGCAACGGCTGTAAAGCTATCGGTTAAATTACTGCGAGTTCCCGCAACTCCTGATGCAGGTACAGTAACAACTAAAGAAGTAGCTACTTGATTTTTCATAAGTGTAATAACCAATGAACCACCTGCGCCTTGACCATTAGAAGTATGTACATATAAATTCTTTACCGTACCTCCAAACGGAATTGTAAACTCTCGGTTTGCGATATTTGTGTTGAATGCAATAACACCCGATGTAATTGTGCCATATGTTGTTGTGCTTGCAGAAACGGTAGCAACAAAACCACTACCATAGGCAATCACCCCATAAGGTGTTGCGCCTAATAATTCCGATTTTAATTGTGCCGCTGTTATAGCGGTTGCCGAATTATCAGCGTTAAGCCTTAAATAACTTATCGCATTTGGATTGGTAAGTGTGGCGAGTGCAGTTCCAACTGTGGTAAGTCCTATGTTGTTCTGCTTGCCATAAAACGTTGACCAATCTGCGCTGCTTAACGCACCACGATTTGTTGCGTCTGCTGTTGGCAGATTGAATGTATGTGTGCTTCCTGCGCTGCTTATTCCAAAGTCAGTACCTGATGTGCCTGTTGCAAAGTTCTGCGTGCTTTCAGTTAAGCCATTGAGCGAAGAAAGTCCGATTGCGTAGGTAGTATGCACTTCACCAATCTTACCATTTTCCGTATATAGGGTTACAGTCTTACCATTGGTATTTTGAATATCGAATTCAATGTGAATTCGGTCGGTTGCAGCCGTTACGGTGTTAGGCACTGAAATGCCAAACGTGTATAGGTCAACTACGTTACCATTGGTAATTTGTTCAACCGGTGAAGTACCAATTAAAGTGAACGTGCTGCCGTTGTATGTGTAAAGTTTAGCAAGTATTTCAGCATTATTTGAACCACCTCCTGTTTCATTTAAGTATACATCAATAGTCCATACACCTGAAGGTAAGATAAGATGGTTTGGACTGCCTACATCGGTAATGAATCGTGCAAGTACGCCCGTAGTATTACGTGTGAAGTTTGCTGCTGGTCCTGTGTTAGCAGTAGTGCCTAATTGATAGTAGGCATTGCCTCCTATTGAAGGTTGCGCAACATTACCATTGAAGTAGAATATCTGCCCACCTCCACCACCTGTTGAAGGAAGTGTGCGAAGTGCACCTGTACCATCTATATATTGATCTACTGTACCATTGGCTGCAACCGCAAGTGTTCCTGAAGTTGTAACAGGTGAACCACTAACTGAAAACGCAGGGTTCGTTGGTGCAGGCATTGAAAGTGCAACCGATGTAACCGAACCGCCCGAAGCAGGTGTAACAGCTTCCCAATCGCCTGATGTGCTGTTATAACTCAGCACTTGCCCATTTGAAGGTGTAGGTGTGTTTACATCAGCTAAGTCATCAAGATTAACCGGTATAAATGGCTTGTTTAAGATTTCCGCAACACCACTCACAGCGTTCCAATCACTGTTTACTTGCGCTGCAGGAATAGTTGGTTTATTCAGTATTTGATAGTCACCGCTTGTCGCATTCCAATCAACAGGTGTTTGGCGCAAGCGATAACCAACAGCAACTAATGTCCAATAAGTAGGGTTAGTTGGGTTTATTGCATCATTGTTGGCAATGCATCTGTAAACACTTCCGTTATACCATACCCGGTCACCTATTTGGTAAGGGTTGCCTAATGCAGTTATGTGGTTTGCATTGTATTCGGTACTCACATATTCACCACCTCCTCCTCCTCCACCTGCTGCATCTATCGTAACGCTTCCATCTCCGTTGTCTGTGATGGTTACGTTCGTGCCTTCTACTAAGTCAAGGATGTTTTGAACTGCGTTATCTACGCCATTGGTGCGAAGTGTCAAGCCGTAACCAGTACCACTACCACCACTTGATGTTCCACCAACAGCCCACACAGCAGGAATATCACATGCTGACCAATCCCACGGGACTTCAAGTGTTAGCGTGAATGCAATACCGGTTACTGTGTTTTTGTATTCTTCGATGAATGGTTCAAACGTTGGAATGTTTACCAACTGCACATCGAATCCGAATAACTCCAAACCGTTGCGCACTTCAGCTATCAAGTCTTGACCTAATCGGATGCAATCGCTTATCACTTCGCGCTGGTATTCTGCTTTGTATTCTTTGTCGCGTGGGATGTCTGCGAACATGACTAAGAAACCGAACTGCATACCACCCTGAATCGGAGTAATCGTGTCAGGTGTTACGTGCATGAATGGATATTGATCGTCTTGCAGTTGGTCTGCAAGGTCAATTTGACCATGTGTGAATCGCTTAATCAAAAAGTGACCAGCAGCAAAAGCTTCAAGTCGATTGATAAGTACGTTATAGCTGTAATTGTAGCTAGTCATTATCTATTGCGTTTTTTCATTTCCATTTTCTGCACATACACGTAGTCTGCTAAGTACGTTAAGTGCGTGAACACTTCATAACACCTTCGCTCTGTCACTGCATCAAATTTCGTTATGTCCCGGTCGGCAAGTGATTCAATAATATGAAACCAACCGTACACACCTAATCCGTCAGGGGTTGCTGTTCCTTCATCTCCTTCACTATCTCCGTTATCTCCTTTGCCAAATAAACGAGGGAATCGTTGTATAGTTCGATTTCTAAACTCGAAAAAAAAAGCAGCGTATTCAACACATGGTCTAAAGTCAATTTGCCTATGGCATCTTCGTACTTACGTTTGCCGTTACTATCATAAGCTTCTATGTCGTAATACTTTCCGAACTTAGCTTTGATGGGGCGGTATAGGATGCACATCATTTTGTGAGCAGCTTCGCCCATGATTACACCATCTTTATAGATGTCACCGCAAACAGTGTCCATGTCCACGTATTCGCCAAAAGACATTGCACTCAAGTCAGGAATAAACCCTAATTCGTATGCACCAATGCGCACTGTGCGTTCAAAGTCACCACTGCTTAACCGAATGGCTGCTTCGAACGTTTCAATGATTTCATCAATCACATGCACCTGAAGCAGGCGAATACTTTCGCTGCTCTTGCCAGTGATTACATGCACCTGCTCAACCTTATCGACTGCATTTTGGTAGTCAATGTATTGATTCAGCGTGATGCCTTTCGCGTTAGCTGCTATGCTAAAATTTAATTTCATGCTCTGTTGTATTGTAGTTTTTGCTTCCTTTTTGTTACAAGTCCGAATGCACGTTGATTACAACCGGTGCCTTTTCGTCACCTGCATGTGTTACACGTGCCTGTTTTGGTTTGAAGTATTCCAGTAATGCAGTGTAGTGTTTGATATATTCTTCATCTTCCATTTCATTCATAATGCGCATACACTTGGCTGCACCTTGCTGGGTGAACCACTCGCCTAACTCATTCCACATTTTTGTTTTTTCACTCACTGCGCCTTTTGGTTTCAAGCCACCATGACCGGGCAACAAGTGACCCTTTTCGTTTCTGCTTTTTTCCATATGCTTCGATAAGATATTGTTATTTCGCTTCATACTGTGCAATACAGACAGCTATGCGCTGCTGTGCATCTGGGTATTCACTTTGCGTCTTAGCATCACTCATGCAGCGTGCCACGAAATCATTTTTTGATTCTTCTGTTGTTGGTGTTGGTAGGGGCATATTATTATGGTTTATCGATTTTTCCTAATTGTCTACGAAATTCTTTAATGAGATCACGTATGCACGATGCGCACCCGGATGGGCGTTCATGTTTCTTTGTTATTTTGCTATACCAATAGTACAGCATTTGCAAGTCTTCGGATTCTATTCTGTTCGCTTTACTTACTTTGCTTATAAAGGTGTCCAGCGCAGCTATTTCTTCTTCCTTCATGTCTTGAGCAAACCACTTTCGTGCTGGGCATGATGCAAAGCGGAATTTTGTCTTCACATCCATGAAGCAGCCGCAAAGCTTTATCTTCTCTTTGTAGTAAGTAACATCGTTTTCTTCAGCATTGACGTTATTACCGACGATTGGTGTACCGCAAGTGCCAAAAGTACCGTTGTAAAACTTACATTTTTTGCAAGTATTCAATCTCTCGCGTTGAATGTGCGATGGAACGTTGAAGTTTAACATATTCTCTTATTCGTTTTAATGCTCTGTGTATGCTTGTTCGCAGGTAGCTGTATGGAATACCTGTTTCTGCGCTTAATTCTTTGTAGTCAAAATCGGGTTTACTGTATAGACGCAAAAGGATTGCATCGAATTCGTTTAAACGCCCGATTGCGTTGTATAGATATTCACCATCTATGAATGCACCTATCCATGTTTCATCCTGTTTGCTATCGTCCACCTGCCTTTCTACGTGAAGTTCGTAGTATTTGCGATACTTGATAGCGTAATCACTGCGTGCGCTGTGCCATGATAGCCACAATGCCCTGTTTACGTATGCTTCTACTTTGCCCCTGCACACTATATCTTCAATGTCCTGCTGTGGTCTATCCATCAACCGGGCAAGCACTTCATGCAGTAGATCGCTGCCCTTCTGTTTATCGTGTGCAAGCCTACTAGCCTTATCCAGCCATGCGTTATAGTGTTTCCCTATATGGATACTTACGCAGTCGATTTGTTAAAATTTAAAAATATCGGTGTAAATACTTGCACTATCCAAAAAAGCGTGTACATTTGTACCCGTCAAAGATAAACAAAAACAAAACAACATGAGCTATTTCACTTTTGAACACGACTGCAGCAATGCACCTATCACACTCACTATTGAAGTTGAGTACGTAATCGCATTCTCTAGAGGCGACTATTACACGCCTGAAGAAACAACTATTGATCAGTGTAAATACACACTGCTTTGCGCTGGCATTGACATGACTAAGTGCATCATGAATAGCAATAATAAAAAGTTAATCGGTGAAATAGAAGATGCAGTGACTGCAGCTATTTGGCAAGATGACGAAAATCAGTAAACAATTTAAAACCCCAATACAAATGTTAATCGAAGTAACACACACAGCACCGGTACGAGTAGGTACTACCAAAGTAACACTGCCACACTACTACATTGATGGCGATTATACCAAATTTTATTGCTGCATCACTGCAGATTTAAAGCTTATCACAGTTTACCATAACGCATATAGCTGCAATATTGAGACTAAAAGCTACGAAGATGAGCAGGATGTAGCCTTCCGTTTAGAACGTGACATGCGCGATAAGCTATACGAGCCAATCGATGAAGCAGTGTTCATGCATAAGTTCAGCGAAGCGCACCGCGAAATCTTTTACGTAGCCAATCCTAAATTAAAACCAATCGAATGAGAAAGCGACAAGAACTAAACCAACTGATTGCACGCACAGTGGGGAGCAAAGCTGCTCTCCTACGTGCGATGCAAAGAAGCAACACGCCCATAGTAAAAAAGACATTGCATAATTGGTGTGATGATCCGGGCAGCATCAAGTTACGCCAGCTGATAAACCTTAGCCGGGTAATGGAAGTGCCAGTGTGCGAAATAGTCGATTGTATAACCATTAAAAACGAAGGCGATGAGTGAATATAAAGCATACATAAAGACACAAGGCAAGAAGCTGCGCACTACTAAGCTACCTACGCGAAGCGATATCCTTACTATCATGAAGAAGTTTGATAAGATAAGCTTTGCAGATTTGCGAAAGGAACTAAACGTAAGCAATGCAAAGTTGATGGATTGGTGCAAGCTGGTATTTAGCACAGACGATAAAGAAAAACGTTGGCGCGAAATCGAGCAGAACCTGAATAACGTTGAATTTCATGAGAACTTTACCGATTCGATGCATAGCGAATACGATGTGCATGATGTGCGCAGGGTAAATGACAAGAATATGTACATCGTAAAGAAGAAGGTAGTCAATGAGAATCGCATGTGCTATCTTGTTACGTTAAATAATGAGCAGCACGTCATAGTTCGATTTGATATACCCGTAGAACGTAGCAGCGTGCAATACTGCCCAATCACATTAGGTTGTGATTATCAGGTAAATTCACTCGGTCAGTGGGAGTATATGGAGCTGGAATCACATCTACCTGTCATAAACATTCAGGCGGATGAAGACTACATCGGGAAGTTTTGGTTAGCAATATCTAATTCACTTAATGCATGAAGCACGAAGAAAGCAAGATTCAGCA